CATTCTGATTTAGCAGACTATGTATGGGCACAATCAGATGGAGCATGCAAATATGCTAATGCGGTTAATGATGCTATAACTAAATCAATAGGGTATCTATTGGTAACTGTAGATCAAGATGCTGACAATGGTATGGGAGAAGTAAAGATTGAACAGCCTGATCCTTTTGATGTTTATGTAGACCCTAAAGCAAGAGATATAATGTTTAGAGATGCATCTTTTATATTAATTAGGAAGCTGTTGCCAAAACAACATTTAATGAAACAATATCCCTCACATGCAAAGAAGATTAAAAATGCCGTTGGGGAAAGAAGTAGCTATGAATACTATTCAGAAAAATCTACAGATTCATTGCAAAAAGATTTTCATTATAAAGATATTGGAGAGTCAGAATCTATTGATTCAGAAACAGGCGAACATGATACATTAATAGAATTTTATGAGTTTTATGAAAAAGTAAAGATTCCATATATCAATGTATTTTATCGTATACCTCCTGACAAAAAGCAATTAGAACAAATTAAACAACAAGTAGCTGTTAGAATGGAAGAGATGGCTGCTGAGATGCAAGTTCAGTTTGCAGAGCAAAATCAAGAAATGCAAAAAGCTGTAGAGTCAGGTGAAATGTTGCCTCAACGATATGAGTTAGAAATTAAAAAAGCTCAAGAAATGATGGCTAATCAATTAAAAGCTGCTGAACAACAATATATTAGTGAGCTTCAAGCACAAATGTCTAAAATTGAAAATGTAGTTGTTACAGAAAAAGAATTTAAAGTAATGATGAAAAATGAAGTATTTAAAAATTCATTACTAGACAATGTTAAGTTTTATGGAAATAGAATACGAGTAACTACAGTGGTTGGCGATAAAACATTATTTGAGAATGTATTGCCTGATAAGATAAAAGAATATCCTATTGTACCATTTCATTACAAATGGACAGGTACTCCTTATCCTATATCTGCTGTATCACCATTAATAGGTAAGCAAATGGAATTAAATAAAGCTCATCAAATTATGGTGCATAATGCTTCATTAGGTTCTTCTTTAAGATGGATGCATGAAGAGGGCTCTATTGATACAGATCATTGGGAACAGTATTCTAGTTCACCAGGGGCATTACTTCCTATAAGACCAGGAGCTACTCCTCCAACACCTGTTCAACCTATGCCATTATCTAATGCATTCTTTGGCATTGTCCAAGAAGGCAAAAGAGATATGGAATATTTAGCAGGTATTTATGGAGCTATGCAAGGTGATGTATCTGCACAGCATGATACCTATAGAGGTATGCTTGCTATGGATGAATATGGTACTAGAAGAATTAAACAATGGATGAAAAATTCTATAGAAACAGCATTGATGCAATTAGGAGAAGTTGTAATGCAATTTTCTCAATCTGTATATACTGCTCATAAAGTATTTAGAATTGTACAACCTAGTGCATTACAAGAAGATAGAGAAGTAGAAATTAATGTGCCAATGTATAATGACTTTGGTCAAGTAATTGGAAAGTTTCATGACTATGCAGCTGCTAAATTTGATATTAGAATAATTGCAGGTTCTACATTACCTATTAACAGATGGGCTTATTTAGATGAATTAAAACAATTAATGCAACTTGGTGTTATTGATGACATTGCATTGTTAGCCGAAACTGATATTAGGAATAAAGAACAAATTGCTAAAAGAAAAAGTGTTTATTCTCAATTGCAAGGTCAAATACAAGGAGCTCAACAACAGCTTAAAGATCAAGCTGGTACCATTGAAACACTTGAAAGACAATTGGTACAAGCAGGTATTAAAAATAAAGTAATGCAAGCATCAGTTGAGATTAATAAGAAAAAAGAAGAAGTTAAAGGAGACTTGAACTCTAAATTAGTAGAAGGCCAAGGTCAAGTTGATCAATTGACAAACCAAATGAAAAGTAATGTGCAAGCTCAAGATATGCAAGCAAAAGGTGCAATTGACAAGATGGCTAATCGTTTAGCTAATGCAGAAAAAGAATCCTTGACACAAGAATAAATTTATTATTATATTAGATACTAAGAAAAAGGAGAGAAACATGACTGATAACGAACAAACTGCTAGTAACCTAGATAATAGCTCTAGTGGTGATTTTTTTGATGCTATGGAAAATGCCGTTAATGGCGGCATACAAGACCCATTTGAAACCACTGAGGCAACCCCTCCGACTAACGATGGACCTGAACAGGCAACCCAGCAAGAAACATCGGAAGGCTCCAATAACAATGTGGATTGGGAAAAAAGGTATAAAGATTCAAGCAGAGAGGCGCAGAAAATGCATAATACTCTTCAAAGTTTGAAACCTTTTGTACCCGTGCTTAATGCAATGAAACAAGATAGTGGACTTGTATCGCATGTACGTGATTACTTTGAAGGTGGTGGTGCTCCAGTTAAGAGTGTACAGGAAAAGCTTGGCTTAGGCGAAGACTTTGTGTACGATCAAGGTGAAGCATTAGAAAATCCAGATTCAGATTCTGCCAAAGTGTTTAATGCACATATTGATTCTATGGTTCAAGGACGTGTTAATGATGTTCTTGGAAGAGAGAAGCAAAAAGCGCAAATGACTCAACGTAAGATTGCTCAAAAAAAGCAAGAAATAGAGTTTAGGCAAAAACACAATATGGGAGATGAAGAATTTCAAACCTTAGTAAATCAGGCTAAACAACATGTATTAACTTTGGATGACATTCATTATTTAGTGAATAGAGACCAAGCTAATAAAAATGTAGCTAATTCTACTAAAGAGGATCTTCTTAACCAAATGAAAAATGTAAGAAACATACCTGCGAGTGCAAGTGGAGCCAACAGCCAAGGCGATGCAAAACCTAGTCATAGAGACGAAGTGTTTGATGCATTACTTGGATCTGATGGAGATATAGATAACCTGTTCGGGTAGGCAAACAAATTTAAAACTCCTATTCGAACTTAATTAAATAACGAAAAGGAGGTAACTGATGTCAGATTTATTTCAGTTATCGAATCTAGGAACAGCCGATTTTGATAGTGGTGGCGGCGTAGGTGATCCGTCTAGTTTAAATACGGGAGATCTGCGTAGAAAGTATAACTTTGGAGACCGAGTCTCTGAGTTAGCAATCCCACAAGATCCGTTCTTTAGGTTCGTAAGTAAAGTAGGTAAAAAACCTACAGATGATCCACAATTTAAGTGGACAGAAAAAAGAGATTCATGGCATAAAAGATATGCTTATGTAGTTGCGTTTAATTCAGGCGGAAGTGTAGAAGTGCATAATTCAGAATTAGATGATTCTAGCAGCGGTTCAGCAGTAGCTGAAGGCGGTACAGTGCAATTATATATGGCTACTGACTACAAATCTCAAGGTAATATGCAAAATATATATGGTCAAAGTGGTAACCAAATTGATGTTGGTGCTACAGGAACTCGTCCAGAGTTTTTCTTACCAGGTCAACTTATCAAAGTACCTGTAAGAGCAGTAGCTACGGCAACATATGGTACTACTGGCTATCATATTGTTAAAGTTACAAACGTAGAAACTAGTGATTTAACTGGTAATATGGGTGCTGATAATGACAATGCAGAATGTAAGCTAATTACAGGTACAGTGATTAAAAAAGCAAGCGATAACGAACTTGCTTCTTTTGTTTTAGATACTGGATTTGAAACTGGTGGTACACAATCTAATGAGTCTTATAGTAAGAGCATTTCTGAGCAATTGGAAAATCAACGTTCTTATGTTATCGGTACTGCTCATGATGAGGGATCTGGTTATCCTGAAACATGGAAAGATCAACCTTATTCAACTAACTATGGTCGTACACAAATATGGAAAACATCTTGTGCAATGACTAATACTGCTAGAGCAACTTCATTAAAATATGATTCTAATGAATGGGCTAGAGTATGGAAAGAAAAGTTAATTGAGCATAAGTTTGATATTGAAAGCTCATTGTTGTTTGGTGCTCAAAGTGATGACAATTACACTACTCAAGGTGTAGTTGATTATGTTAGTACATTTGGTAACGTATTTTCACTTGATACAGCAACTAAAACAGCAGATGATTTCTTAGACGATCTATCTAATTATATGGACCCAAGATATAACAATAGCACTGCAAATGTATTTTTTGTAGGCACTGCTGTTTATAACTGGATGCATAAATTAGGTGGTTACTTTAAGAATAATCTTGAGGTTTCAGCTAACTTTAGAGCTGACTTTGCTATGACTGGCAAGAAAAAAATAATGGGTGTAGATATTACTACGTTCTCAACGCCTTATGGTGATATGAATGTTGCACGTAATATTCACTTAGATGGTACTAATGTTAAAATGCTAGGTGTTAACATGAAGTATGCTGCGTATCGTCCTTTAATAGGCAACGGTATCAACAGAGATACATCTGTTTATGTAGGTGTGCAAACACTTGAAAACAGCGGTATTGACCGTAGAGTTGATTTAATCCTCACAGAAGCTGGACTTGAGCTAAGTATGCCTGAGTGTCACGCTATGTGGACATAGGAGGTAGATTATGGCTAATCCAATGTACGGACAAAATAAAGCTGATGGTAATATTGGCTGGTTGCAAAACAATGGTCTTGTTAAAGATCACGGCACTTTAGGAGATAATCTAGTGCTTGTTGCGTCTGACCTAGTTAATGCAGTTGCTCACACTTGTGATCCAGCTGCTGCTAGAAACATTACTACACCTACGGCTGCATTAATAGTTGCTGAAATCAAAGTAAAAGCTAGTGATAGTAGATGCCTTACAGGCGATACTTTTCAATTCTGCTTTATCAACGGCGGTACAGCTGGTGATGATGAATCATGTACTATGGTTGGTGGTACAGGAGTTACTATTGTAGGCAATGCAGAGGTTGAAAATAAAGATACTGCCAGTGATGCTATTAGTAGTGGTTCTTCACTATGGGCTGTTCAAGTTACAAATGCTGCTTCAGGATCTGAAGCTGTATCTGTAATAAGACTATCTTAAGGAGGTAGATTATGGCAGATGGAAATGGAACTAAGTTAGCAGGGAAAGCTAGTTATCAGCCTGATTCGTATATATTCAATATGAATGATTCTGCTGCTTCATCTCATGCGTTAGATATGGGTGATAGTGGAAAAACATACTTGTTAGATGGTGGTGCTGCAGCTAGGACTATAACTTTACCAAAAGTAAAAGCTGGATTAAAGTTTAAGTTTATAGCAACCGATGTAACTACTGCCAGTACGATAGCAACTAATGAAGGAACAGCGTTAATAAAAGGTGGTATTCTTTTAGCAACTGCATGGGAAACATTAGCTGGTACTACTATAACAGCGACTACAGATAATGTTGTTGGCGACTGGATTGAACTTGTATCTGACGGTACTTACTGGTATATATCAGGGCAATCAGGTCATGCTAATGGCTTTACGGTAGCTTAGTTAATAAAAAAATGGACCTGCCCTTTCCCAAGGGATATTCTCTCCCCACGGAGAGGGTGGGTTTCATATAAGGAGATAAATGGCAACATTTCAAGCACAGATAGAAGGTTTAACAAGTTTAACAATTGATACTGCACCAACAACTGCTGAGGTAACTCAATATTTAGTAGACGGTGTAAAAGAAGTAGCTAATCGTATTTTATTAGTTAAGCCAATTGAAACACCTAGATTTTGCAATACTACTACAAGCTCTAGTACTATAGCACAAACTGGTGCATTATACTCAGTAGTCAGAGAAGAAGAAGGTGGCAGTGTATTGCGTAAATGTGATCCAATTGATCCTAGTTTAAGATATGAAGCAACAGATGTAGATAGTTTTCAATATAGGTCAAAACATAATCCAGGATATTATGTATTAGATGATATTATACACTCTGTACCTATTGCAGATGGAGTAGCATTACAAGTTACTCAAGTGCAATACGATACTGATATAACTTTTGCATCTAGTGCAGTAAGTTTTATGCCTAGCGAATATGAATATTTAGTAGCATTATATGCTAGCATGAGATCATTACAAAACAAAATGGGCAGTTTGTCTGAAAACTCTGATATTACAACTGCTATAGCTAATGCAAATACAGCATTAGATAGAATATCTAGTTCTTTATACAATGGTATTGATAATTATGACGAAGCTCATAAAAGATTTAAACAAGTTAAAGTAGCATTAGATAATGCATCTAAGTTATTTAACGGAGACTTTCCAAATACTCTTTCAGATACTGAGAGCTATTTAAAAATGGAAGATCCAGAAATGATAGAGGCTAGTTTGACTTCTATACAAACAGAAGCATCTGTCGCAGAAAAAGTTTTAACAGAATTAAATGTAATGGTAGACCTTCCTTTAAAAGAATCTCAAGGCTTTATGGCTGAAGTAAGTTCAAGATTAGGTTTATTATCACAAGATTACAATTGGTATAATGCTAAATATAAAGAATTGAAATCAGAGTATGATGGAGCATTTATGATTATGGCTCCACAGCAAAGGGGTGGAAATGAAAGTTAAAGAATTAGCTCAAAGAATTAATGCAGAAAATTTACCTACTGGTAGATTAATTGCGTATATTAAAGATGGCATGGTTGAGATGAATACCATATCTGAAACGCATGTAACTACTGAAAGATTTGACATAACAAAAGATCAAAGGTTTTATGAGTTACCAGGAGATTATATTAAAATATT